ATGGTCTAGTTAACAGAGACGCACAAGGTACATCCCGTCAGAAGGGTAATGGAATTGTGGAGATCGCTGGTATCAAGATCTACAAGTCAATGAATATCCCATTCCTTGGCAAATACGGTACTGCTTACGGTGGTACAACTGGTGTTACTGATCCTGGTAACACAGGCTCATTCGTCAGCGTGACTCCAGAAGATGCTTCTGGCGCACAAACTGGAATCAAGAATGACTACGGTACTAACACTGAACTAGGAGCTAAGTCTTGTGGACTTATCTTCCAGAAAGAAGCTGCTGGTATGGTAGAAGCTATTGGTCCTTCAGTACAAGTAACCAAAGGAGATGTCTCTGTGATTTATCAGGGTGACGTTATCCTTGGACGTTTAGCATGTGGTGCGGATTATGTTAATCCAGCTGCTGCTGTTGAATTGTATGTAGGTGCTTCAGCTCCTTCATCATTCTAAGTTTATTGGGAGTCTATATGGCTCCCTTTTTTTTTATATATAATTATGGCTATCCCTACCACTAACGCTGCTACAGAGCTACCAGCGGTAAATCAAATATTAGCGTCAGTCGGTCAAGCTCCTGTAACGACACTCGATCAAACCAACCCAGACGTTGCGATTGCATACGAAGCTCTAATACAAGTTAATAGAGAAGTACAGGCTGAAGGATGGACCTTTAATAAGGAATATGGTTATCCGTTCACTCCTGATGATAGTAACAATATAGTTATACCAAGCAATATACTACAAATAGATCTAGCTAATAATGGGAACTACAGAGATAAAGATGTAGTAAGAAGAAATGGAAAGCTCTACGACCGCATGGCTCATTCAGATACATTCACTGAAGAAGTTAAGTGTGATGTTGTTTGGTTCTTTGATTGGGTAGATATACCAAGACCTATACAAGATTACATAACAGCTAGAGCTGCATGTTTTACTGTTAGTCGTATTGTAGGTGATCAAGCTCTTTACCAAATGTGTAGAGAAAAGGAGATTTACTGCAGAGCACAAGCACTTGAATATGAATGTAATCAAGGTAACTTCTCGTTCTTTGGACACCCTGCGGGAGGTGATTTTTATAACAGCTATGAACCTTACAAAGCACTTCAAAGATAATGCCAAATGTCACACAAAGAGTACAGAATTATTTAGGTGGTGTTTCTAGACAACCAGACGATAAGAAATTACCAGGACAATTAGTAGATTGTATTAATGCTTATCCAGATCCAACATTTGGTTTAACTAAGAGACCTGGTTTTAAATTCTTAAAAGGGTTAGGTAATGAGAATATCTACTCTGATGCTAAATGGTTCTACATCCATAGAGATGGAGATGAGAAGTATGTAGGTTGTATTAAAGGTACAGCTATTTATATATGGAATGCTACATCTGGAGTAGCTGCCACAATTACCTATACTGGTTCTAGTAATACAAACTATTTAACTGGTACTAAGGCTACAGATTATGATGTCTTAACTGTACAAGATACAACAATAATCACCAACAAAGGTGTAACA